GTTACTGGGTTATAAATAACTAAATTATGCCAATTTCCATCTAATAAATTAGGCGCTGCCCCAGAACCATCAATATCTTCAGTTGCTATATAACATTTGCTACTTGGTGATGTACTACTATCTAATATCCATGCTAGTTTATCATTTAGTACCATAAATTGATTTGAATCTCTACCTAAACCTCTATTACCATCTCCACAAAATATTGGTATATTTGCAGGACTTGTATCATTTATTTTTACCCATATATTATAAGTTGCTAGTACAGCTGCATTCCAAGCTATTGTACCTTCTGCACGAGTTGCTCTAATATAATCATCTATACCATCAAACCCCCAACAACTTGCAGAGATAGGTTGAGTTATAAATGTAGGGTCTGAAATAAAACTTCCAGATTGACTTAAATCTAAAGTATTATAACAACTACCAGATTCAGCGATTGCAAAAGTTCTTTGAGCGGGGTAGCTTGCTCTATTAGCTGGATCAAAATTAAGTACTAATCCATCCGCTATAATTGGAGTTGATATTGAACCTCTTCTGATTCCCATAACTTTATATTGACCTTATTATTGTATTTACTTTCCAATCTGAATTATTAGTAGCTGATACTGTGAATAACTGGGCTTTACTTTCTGATATGTCTACAAAAAATGTTAAACCTGTTGAATCCCCTATATTAGAAGAAGTAATTTCTGTGTAATCAATGCTTCCATCATTCCATATTGACATTATACTACCTGCTCTAGCAACCGATCCTGATACTGCGGCGTAATCAAAAAATGCACCGCAGTATGAACTAGTACTTAATGAATATATGGATTCCGTTTTAGATGCAGAGGTAGCGCTTATAACCGCAGTAGTGTAAAGCGATTGAGGTGATTTACCTATATAAGTTTCTCCTGAAGCTGATACCTCTAGTACTGGAAGGCCTGTAATATCGTTTGCTGTAAATAGTGTTCCTGATAAATCATCGTCTACTGAGAATAGTGTTCCTACACTTCCTATAACGTCAAATACTGTTGAACCACTACCTATAACTGAAAGTGATTGTGAAGTTGCAGAGGCAGAAATTATAAGTGAACCCGTTATTTGAGCATCTCCTGTATATGGGAAAGTTGAACCACCACCGCCAGGAGCATATGAAGCGGAAAGTGCTGTTAAAGCATAGGATGCTGTGGTTGCATAGGAAGAAGATTCTATGCCTGTTAAACCAGAACCATCACCTAAATATGTTCCAAAGGATGCTGTTGATGTTGAACTACCACTTATATCCCCAACATTAATTTCTACTAATCCACTTGAAGATACTTGAAATAAAGGCATACCTGATATGTCATTTACTTCCATTAAAGTACCTAATAAACCATCGGATACTGAGAATAATTGTCCTACTGATCCTTGTACATCGAATATTGTTGAACCCGATCCCTCTATTGTAAGTGAACCTGTAATGCCTGCTGATCCTGAATATTGTCCGTCCCATGAACCTGAATCTATTCCTGTTAATTGTGAACCATCTCCTAAAACATGACTAAATGATCCTGTTACACCATATATATCACCACTTGCACTTACATTTCCTGATGCTGTTAAGTCGGTGTTGACATATAACCCACCATCTGGTGAAATTGAAGCAGTTGCTGAACCAGATGCTATTTGAGATAAATTTAAGCCTGTAATGCCTGATGCTGGGATATTAGTTAACCCGGATCCATTGCCTTCAAAACTACCACTAAAGATACCATCTCCAGATTGGGCAAATGAAGCCGTGTCTGCATAGCTTGAAGATACCTCTTTTATAATTTCATGAGATGCGGATACGGCGTAAGATGCGGATACTGCAAATGTTGCATAGCTTGAACTAATAGCATTTAAGACATAAGATGCTGTTTGAGCTGTTTCTACGTAAGAGGCAGTTGATGCATAACTTGATGAATCAATACCTGTTAATTGTGAACCATCTCCATAATAAGTGCTAGCAGAAACAGCTGATGCTGAAATATCTCCTAATACATTTAAATTGACTCCAGAACCGGATATTGTTAGTGACCCAGTTATAGATGCATCGCCAAAATGTGAACCATCCCATTCTGCTGTTATACCAGTTATATCTGAACCATCTCCTTCGAAACTTCCGCTAAAACTTCCACTAAATATACCATTTCCGGATTGTGCAAATGATGCAGTGTCTGCATAGCTTGAAGATACCTCTTTTATAATTTCATGAGATGCAGATATGGCATAATCTGCATAAGAAGCCGATGTTGCATAAGAAGCCGATACTAATCCTGTTAATTGTGAACCATCACCTACAAAATAAGCTGCTGATGCTGTGCTTGGGAATATTATATCTCCTGTTTCTAATGAAGCAGAGATTGTAGTTAGTCCCGCATGACCAATTCTAAGTTGATGGTCTGGATTATCTGCTCCTAAACTACCAGAACCTATTATAATATTAGCGTCTCCACTAGTCATACTTAAGCCAGATCTATGTCCTATTAAAATATTATGATCTTGTGTAGTTAAACCTGCACCCGCGTTTTCCCCTATTAAAATATTTTGACCACCAGAAGATACGTTATAACCTGCTTTAAATCCAAGACCAATATTGGTACTTCCAGCTCCTCCTCCTGTAGCACCTTGTAATGCCCATAATCCTAAACCTATATTGTAATTACCTCTACTGTTTTTTCCAGCTCCTGAACCTATAAATACTGCATTATCAGCTCCTGTTGAATTACCTCCTAAGGCATCGTCACCAATAGCAACATTTAAACTGTTAGTAGCAACATTTCCTCCTGCCCCATGACCTACAAATACATTTCTATCCCCAGTAGTTAAAGATTCTCCTGCATTGGTTCCTAGTATAACATTTGAATCTGCTCCTGCTTCCATTGCTATTCCAGAACCAGATCCTAATACTATGTTATCTGCATCTAGTGTAAATGAGTGGAATGATCCTGAAATTGTTAATGATCCTGTTATTGAAGCATTACCTGTGAATTGCCCGTCCCATGAACCAGAGTCATGGTCTATTCCTGTTAATTGTGAACCATCACCTAAATATGTTCCAAATGATGCTGTTGAAGTTGCACTCCCACTAAACATTGCATCTAAACCAGCACTGCCCGTGGTAATGTGGAATATATTATTGTTATTTAGTTCAAATATAATATCATCAGTACCTATTGTAATTGTATCACTAGTTCCTCCATGGCTTCCTAATACTAAATCTTGACCACCATGGCTCATTACTTCACCTGATACTTGAAGGGGGGCATTAAAATAATACTTAGATCTATCCGTATAAAAATGCATATAAGTAGCATTTTGAGGACCAATCTCTACATAACCTGCATTTGAATATATTTTAAAAACTTTAACAGATGTGTCAGAATCTGCACCTATATTTACCTGTGTGTTTGCACCTGGGGAGGTGGGTATTGATGATAAATTTATTATTCCACTATTTACACTTAATGATCCTGTAATTTGTAAATCATTTGTAGTTGCGTAATAAGATCCGGTTTGGTGAAATATTCCGCCGCCTCCACTGCCTCCTGTACCTGTTAAACCAGAACCATCACCTTGAAATGATCCTGAGAATGATCCTGATAATTGTAAATCAGTACGAAATTGTTTACTATTAAATAATCTACCCATTAGCTACTCCATCTACCGTTTATTATAATTGTATCTGTAGATCCAATAATATATCCTAATGATCCAGTATTAAAATCTATTGTTTGAGTGGTTGTTGAGTTAGGCGTCCATGTATATATTGATTTATCTATATATTGTCCATTAATATATACATCAAATTCATTTTTAGTTGCAGATAAAGAAGTTACTGGGTTTTGTGCTGCGGCACCTGACACCGTAATCGTATCTGCATCAGAATACGATCCAGCTTTGTCAGTTAATGCAGTTAAATATGACATTGTAGTTGCATCGATAGTAGCAGTACTGCCTCCTCCTGTAACAATGACTGAATTTCCTGATATAATACTTTGTTGTGCGTCTATTAATTGTTGTGGAACAATTGTAGTATCAAATACACTTTTATCTACATCAATAACAGATCCCCATGATAATCTTTTTATTGAATACCGTTTTTGTACGGTCGATTGACGAAATTCTTGTTCTCCAAGTAATGTTCCCTTAACTGTTAATGGAATTGTACATCTTACTAGCCGGTCTTCACCAACTGTATTTATTGTCTCGAAACTTAACGATCGAATAAATGTCATATATTTATTTTCATTATTTCCCCATGCAAATGTTCCATATGGCATAATTTGTTCTACCAAATTATTCATTTGTGTAGTAAAATCTGTCCACATTAACATATCATATTCCACATCTATATATTCAGGAATGTTAACAGTATATATTTTTACAGATTCTGCTGGATCGTTTAGTGGTATAGGAAATAAGTCATCTTCATATCGATTTCGTTTATCATAAGACGCTTGATAATGAAGTACATTTCCAGATGCTGGTCTGTTTACATCTAATTTTTTAAGTTGTTCTCGTTCTACCAACGAATTTCGTTTTAATACAATAATAGGAGATTGTAACATTCCTTTTTCATCACGAAGATATCCTAATCGCCTAACATTATCCCACTTTTCGCCATTTGCATAAATTACTGGAACTTTTATTAGTTGTCCATCTGCTTCTACTTGTGGTTGTATTTCATTTTCAATAAACCATTTTATTGCAAAGTCAATATCATAAACAGTACGTTTTGGAGTTCTTACAGTATCATCATCGCGCCGGACTTGATTGGCACGATTTAATATTAAATCAGGTCTTTCAGATTCAGTGCTTTTTAAATCGGGTTTATTTGTTTTCCGATCGATATTTTGTCTTCTGTATCTAGGCATTATGCATATCCTTTATATGATGGAGCATCATCTGGAGTACCAAATCTCATTTTTCTAATATTTGTCGGTGTTTGTCTTGTTACATGAGTATCACATAATACAGAAACACTATAACCAAATTTATCGCCATTTGGCCAAGTATCAGGATTTTTACCTACAAAATATTCATTTGCGTCTACATTATCTAGTTGATAATATTCAGCATCCCATTTAATTACATCTCCAACTTCAGGATAAAAATCTGCTTTTTCTAATATATCTCTCGATATACCAAACTGCGCAGTTCTAGTATAAGTATAACCATAATCATCCATAGTTCCTGTTTTACCTTCTTTTGCAATTAATGCTGGTATTAATATTGATTCATAATATGCTTTAGATATAGATTCGCCATATATATTTGAATTTGATTGTTCTATTACTAATTTATAGAATTCAACTTCAGTATCTACTATTGCATTTAATAATTCTGCATTAATAGATGCTAAAAATTTTGCATCTCGCTGTGTTCCAAATAATGCCATATTATCCTATATAAATTTTAATTGGTACTTTTGACAATATTTCATTCATTGCATCGTTTTCTGCTTGTTGTCGTACCACCATACTCTCTTTTGTCATTTTCTCTAAAAACTCACGTAATTGAGTTATTAATGCTTCTTTTTCTGATTGTCCTTGTGATACTAATTCTGGGCCGTTTAATGTTACTTCGCTGTTTGGAATAGGCACTGTAGAATATTTCCCTCTAACATATCCCAATGTTTCTTTAACTAGTGCTGCTCCATATCGAATAATCCATGCTCGGCCCATATCATTTATTTGACTATATTTTTGATATGTATATGGTATATTCGAAACATCAGAAACTATTCCTTTCATTACTGCACTATTTCCAAATAAAATAGCCTCATTATCTTTAACATCATCAAATATAAATTCAAACCAAACATTTTTATAATATGGAGTTGCGGCTGTTCCTTGTGTTCCAGGGACAGGCCATAATTTTATATCATCTCCATGTATTTCAAAAGAAAAATGTGATTTTCTAATTCGATCATTAAATTCTATAGTCTGGATTCTTAATAAATCTTGATTAATTGGCATCATCATAAAATTAACTGATGGCGAAAATCCACCCCAATCAAATGAATCTAATAATTGTTGAGAACCCATTCCTGTTCCTACAAATGGATCAAAATATCTTATAATAGCAGGAGGAACATTATGTAATACCCGTTTTACTTCAATTGAGCTTGAATCAGATACTATTATACCCAATGATGCAGATATAGCTGTTTTTACATCATATGATTGCACCCCATCTCTAATATCAATCGAAGCAGAATGCCATTTTACATTCCCACCTGAGTCTGCTTCAGTACCATATGTTTTTGATAGTTTTGTTACATATGATAATGAACTACCAATTAATGTATCTGTAAAACTTGCATCTGTTAAAAATGTTGATCCTGTATTAATGCCTAATGTGCTTAATAAATTATTAGTAATATTAACTTGATTAACTTGATTTGAATATTCTACTACAGCTGCTTCAAATGCTGTATAAAAATTAATCGCTACTAATTCTACATCCATTATTGGATATCCAACATATTGCGCAGCAAATTTTGCAAAGCTATCTGCTTGTTGTTGGAACATTATATCATTATCAAAAAAACCAAACGGAGTATCTCCGGGACTAAATGATGAACTTCCGGGCCATATTGGTTTACTTATACTATAATCCATTCGTTACCTTTTTATATATAAATATTAATATTATCTATTCAATAGGGGTTATTGTAATTTAGTAAGAGTCGTTTCCATAAATTGCATTTGTTCCAATGTTTCAATCCTCGTAGTACACAACTTTCGAATTGCTTCATATGCTTGTTTAGGAGGATATTGAGTCATAATTTTTATAGTAATTAATTCTGCTCCTTTACCTAAATCTTGTTCGATATGAACCATTAAAACCATTCGAATTGCCCTAATTCTATCTAAAACATCTACTAAATTTCCTTTATACCTAATTCGAACTTGCATCGAATATTTTGTTCTAGGTGCTGCCATTTTGAATTCCCATACTATTCTTTTATATAAATATTAAAACAGTAAGAAAGGGATGAAATTCATCCCTTCCTCATTGCAATTGTTAATTCTATAAATCTTTAATTAAATTTTTACTATTTAACTATTATAGGCTATTCAATCCATGAACATAAACTTTACCATAGAATTCTGGTCTAACGATTTTTTTCGCATAACGAGTCATTACACCTTTTCTTGGAGTGAAGTTTACAGGATCATATACTAGTGGAGTCATAATAAGCGGAACATATGGAGAATAAACAGCTCCTGTTTCAAGGAATTGTGCTCCTCTGTATCCCATAAGGATTACGTTCTCAAGCATATATGGGTTCTTATAAACTGTATATCTATTATTCATAGCACCAATTTTTTGAACACCAGCGGCAAACTCTTGTTTGTCTCCATCTGTATTAGCAGCAAATCCTGGAATAGATTCTAGGATAGTTGCAACAGCAGGTGAAGTAACTAAGAAATTAGCGCCACCTCTCAGTGTCTTTTGATGAATTATATTAGATACTTTTTGCAGTTTAGTACCAAGTGTCTGGAACCACTCTCCTTGAGTGTTATACCATCCACCAGCTCCTGCTGATTTTTGTGTGAAGTTACTTACTCCATCCCAAATATAGTTACCTTGAGCTGACCAATATTCGGTCGTTACTGCTCCATTGATAAGCATATCTAAAATCTCGAGATCAATTTCCATCGATACATACTCACTTAACATTGAAGTTAATTCAGCCTCTGCATCAATTGAATGATAAGCATTCAAATCTTGAGCAAATTCTGGAGTCCATACAGCCTTTAACTTTCTTGTTTTCGCAACAATTGGGTCTGACTGCATTTCAAGATTAACTTGTGGTATATCAATATCAGTTCCCTGATTGATACCAAGACTTTTCTTAGCAGTACCTGTAAATGGATCCTGATCTTCAAAGTCACCTCTGGTAATATCCGTTGGTTGCAAGTTATAGCTTAACACAAAATCTTGATAACTAGTACCAGCCCATGCTCCTGTGGATGCTGTCATTACAAATTGAATATCGCCACCACTTAATTTAGTGAATGCCGGATATTGTGTAAGTGTTGCACCCGAACCTGTTGTTATAATAAATGATCTAACAGCTGTTGGATCAAAAGAAGCTGCCATCGATCCTGTTGCTACAGTTATTAATTTATATTGTGATAAATCTAAATTAGTAAATGCTGAATTATAATTAACAGATGCTGATGCAGCTGCTGCACTAACGGCATCTAAATCAGTTATAGAAGCTGAGACTGATGCTGATACTTCATTAATTGAGTAAGCAAATCGTCCTGCTCCATATAATCCACCTGATGGATCGCCAGAGTCAGATGTAACACCAAACATGGAGTTATCTGCATTTGGTGAACCAAATGGAATAGGATTACTAGTACCACCGGTAGTAGTAAACCCTGGCTGTGCTGTGCCATATTTAAAGTCTAAGTAAAATACTAGACCAGAAGGTAAATTCATCGGTTGTACAGAAACAAATTCTTTTGCTGCAAATTCAGCAAAGATTCTTCTGACCAACGGAAGAGCTACCCCGGACCATTCTTCAGAGTTTTGTGCAGTACCGGTAACGGATTGCTCTCTAACTAGTTGCCTAGCTTGATTTTCAAGAAGCTGGGCCATGCCCGCTCTTTCTGTCTCTGAATTGAGGCCTTCTAAAAGTCCCGTTCTTTCCCATTTCGAAACTAGCCCTTTAGCTGCGTTTCTTTGGTTTGGATTCGGGTCTTGTAATAATGATGATATTTCCATTATTTTTCCTCTTTCTTTTTTTTAGTCAAGTAAACCAGCTAATTTTTTCCATCTATTAGCTAATTCATTGCCTTCATTAATAATTCGTTTAGTCGGCGCCGTTGTCGTAGATGATTTTGAGGCTCTGCCTTCTTTTACAATCCTACGTTTTGTGCCTTTTGGCATTTTAAAACTTTCTGCCAATGTACTAAACACTAATTTTACTTCTCGTGTATTACCAGCTCTATCAAAATTTTCAATTACTGTCATTTTTTGATTTTCTGATAATTCGAAATTTCTGAACAATTTGTTCGTATAAAGAAGTTTTGCATTTAAAAGATTTACTTCATTAATAGTATACCTTAAAGAATTAATTGTTGAATAAGCTTCTTTTAACTTTTCAACACTTTCTGTTTCAACTTCGACTTCTGCCTGATCAATGATATCTTCATCATCTTCTTCTGAAAGAATTGATTCTATAATTTCATCAATATTGAAATCTGCAGATTCATCTTTATCATAGTTAATGTCTTTTTCTAAGTCATCAATATGTTGTGCATCTGTTTCTTCCCATGAAGCTTCATCTAAGCCTTTATGAGTGTCAGACTCATCGCCTTTGCGCATTCCTTTGCCTGAATAATCAGTGGCGCCTGGATCAGTGTCAGACTCATCGCCTGCTTTTTCACCACGAGCTTCTGTTGTTAAGTCCTGATAGGCTTCATTTTCAGAATTGTCTAAATCTTCCTCTAATTCACGAATGATAGATTCTAATTCAAGATCATCTGATTCTTCTTCACCATAGTCTTCTAAAGCACCGGTATCGGTAACTATTTCTGATTCGGCATCAAATTCCGGCTCACCGCCTTCATCTCCTCCGACAGGTGCATAATCAACACCATCAATAGTTACGGTAGAAGGTCCGGCAGAAATTTCTGCTTCAAATCCTTCATCGCCTTCAGCTCCACCCATTGCTGCAGCTAAATCGTCGACTGCTGCTGGATCTTCGCCTGCGTCAAATGCATCTGGTTGTTCCATGCCTTCATCTTCGGCATATTCAGCATCATGCTCATACATTTCGTCTTCGGCTAATTTAGTTGATAACATACTTTGAATCCTTGGAGCAAAAGCTTCTTCTAATGCAATTTTTGCGTTTGCTAATGCAGTTTCCTTAACGGCCTTAGCGTCCGCAATCGCTTCTTTTAGCAAATCTGATTTTGCCATTGTTTTCTCCTTAAATTTTGTTTTGGAAATAAGATTATTTGGAATCTTAATAGAAATAATTAATTTTATGACGCTATATAGAATAATAACGTATTTACAATAAATATAGGGCAGTTCTAGAAAACAGTAAAAAAGCCCCAACTTTTAAAGCTGGGGCGGTAAGAATTTAATTTTTTCAAATATCCAACCTAATCAACTATATGTAAATCGTTAATCATTTGCATATATATGGCTGTATTTTTTTGTTGTCTTTTCCGAACGCTAGGTTTTGTATATTCTTTTTTTTCTTTAAGGTCTGAAAGAATATTAGAATTTTTTAATTTGCGTTTCCAATTTCTAAGTGCAAAGTTAACATCTTTGTTAACTACTTTTGATCCTATTCCATGACCTGGAATAATCGATTGGTGATACTTTAATTTTTTATTCATGTTGTTTTTTTATAACTTGTTATATTATTTGATCTTCTGGTGGTGGTGGTGGAACTTCTTGTGGAGCTCTTGTTGGTTCTTCTTGTTTAAGTGTAGTAAATCTAAATCTTCGGACTTCTGGTAATTGACTTATAAATCCTTGTATTCTTTGTGATTCTTTTCCTGGATCTTCTCCTAATCTAAAATAAAAAAATCCAAATCCTTGTGCATCATCAAACTCTGTTTTTATAATATGCATTTTCTTTTTGGCTGCAAATTGCGCAATATCATTTCTAACATCTGGTGCAGTTGCTGGATCAATTAATTGATATAAAACTCCTCCACGATAGTCTGAAATTTTGTTTAATAAATCTGCTTCTTCTAAATCAGAAGTTTCATTTATTTTTTTAAATCCGAAAAATTTTCTATACATATTATTACTATTTGACATCACTTACCTTATATATTATAATAAATTTTTTTCAACATTCCTAGGAATCCATTTCAAAATATCGATTCAATCCTCTGCCAATGTCTTCAAATGCGGCTTCAAATCTTTCTCTTAATACTGACATTTCTTGTGCTGTCTTTTCAAATACTTTATATGAATTTGCAATTTCTTTCATGTTGCGATTAACAGTCATTCCATCAAACCAATCTCCTTCTGAAAGTGTTACGTGGTTTGCCGTTTCAACCATATATTTTACTTTTTCACATAATTCTTTTAAATTAGTTTTTCCATACACCCCTTCTCCTAATTGAGAAAATCCACGAATTGCTTCCATAAAAGCTTTTTTCTGTTCTTTGGTTATCTGTACAGGTTCGCTTTCTAATGCTTCCATTAATGCTGTAATATTCATAATTATATCCTACACTTTCCATTATCGCAAAGTATAGATGTTATAATATCATTTACTTTACCATATTTGTTTATTATTTTATTATTTTTATTAGTTGATTCATTCATTGGTCGCATAAATGCTCCGGTAGTCGATGGATTTGATACAAAATCCCAACAAATTAATTCAAAATCTTCTTGTACTTCAACTGCGCTTTCTTTATACAATTCTTTCACGCTACCCAATCCTCTACTAGATATTCCTAATGTTATTCCTGATTTAAATAACGACTTTAATATGTTGCCAGCCGGTGTATCTAATACTTGTACTGCTCCATTTAGATTGTCGCCGTCCCACCAAATTTTTAAAACATTGTGTGAAACATTATTTAGGTTCACTACTGATGACTCAGGGTGATCTAACTCTCCTAATGCTCTATTTTGATCGATATATTCCTTTTCATACCGAATGCACTCTCGTGCTAATATGTTTTTTGGGTATATCCTGCCATTTTGATTTTTTGCTCCAGCGCGTTGCAATACCCCTTTTACTACCATTCCTCCTGGCACACCATATGAATCCCCAGAAGTTTCATTTAATGCATCAGTTGGTATGAATGGTATATATTCTACTAATAGTTGTTTAGACATAGTTATTCTCCCAAACTCCTAACTCTTTCAGATATTTTTAATAATCTTTCAGAAATTTTATTTAATGCATTGAATGTAGATTTTCCATATTCTGCTCGTGTCATCCCGGATTCTTTTTTTAATTTTCCGGTATAATTTATTAATGTCTCTATCTCATGAAGCCTTTTTGATACTTGTCTAATCGTTTCATTAACTGTACGCGATGGTGATGATTTTGGTCCTTTACCCATTGCAAATTTAGAATATGACTCAATTAAAGTCTCATATTTTTTATCCATAGCTTCAGATACAGATGCCCATGTCATTTTCTTTTTCTTTTTATCATATGCTTTTCTAGATATAAATGCATTTGGTGTACCATATGGGCCAGCGCCACCGGAGGTACTTGCTTCTTCTAAATCGTCTTCTTTAACAACTTTAATAATATCATTTGGATCGGTATCTGGTTTTACTGTACTCAAATCTTCGGGCGATACTTCAATTGTTGCTTCATGTACGCATTGACACATTTCTTTGATCATACCACATTCTTCACATAGTTTGGATTCTTCTAAAGTTATGAATTTATTCTCTATTTCTTTTAATAGTGATTTCATTTTATATTCGCCTGTTTTAATTCTTTTATTAAATCGAAATATCTTAATAATGATAATACATGAGACTCCTTAATAACTTTCATTGTCTCAACGTTACAAAGCATTTCGGATAATTTTGTTACTTTAATCTTGGTTACTTTATCATCTACTTTTTTAATTTGTTCCTTCAATTGCTTTTTGATTGGTGGAATTATCGTACGAATATATTCTTTTAACGCAGTAGTATCATTAACGTGTGTAATATATTTATTTAATAAATTCTTTTGTTCTTCATTTAAATTATCTGAATATTTTTTATTAAATTTATCTATTAATAATTTATAAGTTAATAAACGAATATCTTTATGTTGCTTTTTAAATTTTTCCAATATTGGATCAGAAAGTGATTTTTTCTGTTCACTAATAATAATATGGTTGGAAATTACATCCTTACATTCAAGTAATTGTTTAGGATTCTCACTTTCTTTATATTCAAATAATTTATATACAGAAGCTAATAATTTATAATTTCCAATCCGGATTTTAGAAACATGACTAAAATCAAAATTATTAGATATTTCTTTTACTAAATTATATCGTTGCCTTTTTAATAGGGATTTATTAAGTCTATTGTGGGTTTCTTTACATGATCTAATAAAATCTAATGCCTTTGCTTCTGATTTAAATTGCTCTTTTATTAAAGAATTGTACAATTGTAATTCTTTTGACAACGCAGTATTCTTTCCAAAATATTTTTTAATTATATCAATAGTTACTGATTTATCTGAAGTTAATGATTCAGATGTTAACTTTCTAACTAATATTTCGAAAAGAATTGCAGTATTTTTATACTTAGAATGTTTTAATTTCTTCATAATTGTGTACAGTTCCTTTTCATATAAATATTATCTAAATTATAAAATATTGTTTTCATCTAACATTGTTCCGGAATCTTTATCTTCACCATTTTCTTCTGTTATAATCTTAGGGCCTTTTTTCTTAATTTTCTTAAGAATATCAGAATTTTCTGTAGCTACAGCTGATCGTCTATTCCTGAATCTTGGGTCGGGTAGAAACGTTGACGTTTGATTAATAGGATCAGTATGTTGTTTTATTGTTTTCCCCCCAGTTGGATCCCATCCGAATTCATTTTTATGTTGTCCATATTTAATTCCTTCTGGTGGTCTTCCACCTGTATCTTTATCTTCAACGTCATCCGAACTCATATGTATTGATGCTAAATCATGGGGTGTACCATATGAAGTTCCTGTTAATATAGGATCATTTCCTTCTTGTTCTATTTGATTTTGTCGGAATCTTAATTTAAGATCTTCAATAACATTATTTCTTTCTTCTAACCACTCATCTTCAGACATATTAAAGATATACTCATAAATGTACTTATCAGAAACTAATTTTGAGTCTTTCATAGCAACAGCCAATTGAATTTTTTCATTCATCAACGCAACTTTTTGTTGATCATAAATTATCGATGGAGCCGTTAAATCTAATTCAAATCCAATTAAATCTTCCCCTTCGAACCCTTGAGAATATAAATGAATAATTCCAATTTTAACTAATTCTGAAACTACTATTTTTTGTACTCGCTCAATAGTTCTAGCAAATCGAATATCCATTGATGCTAATGTTGATTTGCCTTCTACCCCCTCATCATATCCTAAAAATGGTTTAGGAATCTTAAGAGCAGCCATCATTTTATGTTTAACATAATCAATATCTTCAATACCAGTAAAAGTCATTCCTGGTAATGTATCGATTTGAGTTTGACTATTTCCGCCCCTAACAGGTAAAAAATAATCTTCTAACATGTTATTTAAATTAAATTTAAGATTATAATTTCCAGTTTGTTTATCTACATATGGAATTTTTTTCATTTTATTAATGATAGTTTCCATAAACGAATCAACTTCATTTGGCGGAATATTACCAATATCAACTTTAAAAAT